CATCTGAGCCGCTTTGTGTGACTGTGATATTGACTGTCAAGCCTGTGCCTGTTCCACCTGTTAAACTTACATTTGTTTGGTCAGCATATCCAGTGCCCCCACTGATCAAATCCAGTGAAACTGCTTGACCTAATGGGGGAGCTGTGGTATATCTTATGAAATCTCGAATTGAATTATAGGACCGTATTGCCTCATTATAGCGAGTGTACATCATGCTGAATAAAGTATTCGCCACTGTACTATTCTCATTATCTGGCTTTACTAATCCTATTGGCGTGATTTGATTACTCAAGTCTTTGACATATTCAAAATAAATAAATCCTTTCAACATCTCTTTAATCCCCTCTGAGTCCAATTGGTTTACACCTTCATATATTCCATTGAAATAATAAAAGTTGTATCCCAAATCCTCCGATAATGGATTAAATAAGACTAAGAAATTAGGGCTTTGAGGTACGTTGTTTAATAGATCACTTTGAAAATCATTGTACAAAGTAATCCCAAACAACTCCTTTAAATATCGTGGCTCATACCGGTTGATGTAATCCTGCAATTTAGCCTGATCATACATACCTGTAGAAACTTGATATTTGCCGCTAAAATCTTGAATTGAAAGTATCATTTTATTTTATTTTGCCGTATCCTTTTTTTACCAATATCTCTGCCTTAGAACCGAGCATCTTCCACACTTGACCTTTTGCAAGTCCAGGGAAGGTGCCATTACTAATGAATGTGTACTCTTTGTTTGGATCTAAGCTCACAGCCTCAACAGTTTCAACTGCCTCAACTTGTGGAGCCTCAATCTTATTCTCAAGTTCTACATTAGCAACTTTCTTTTTTCGTGGTTTCTTTTCCATAATGGATTGAATTTTAGTCGTTGATTAGAGCTATATCAGTTGCGATATCTGATTGAACAAACGCATCAACATCATTACCTTTGATGTAAGCTACTAAACGAGCCTCACATAAGATTGTAACCATGTTTCGAGTGAAATCATCATTCTCATATCCTACTGACATATTCATGTCCTCTCTGAACTTGATGTTGAATTTAGTGAAGTCACCAACTACCAAAGTACCTGCAGTGATATTGTTTGAAGATACAATCATTAAACCAGCCAACATCATGTTTGCATCCCAAAATGCAGGATAAGTGTACTCTCCAGATGATGTCTTAGTCAATTCGATTTTAGCAACATCCTCTGGGTTCAATAGAACGTGAGTAGGCTCAAAGTTAGCAGCTTGAATCTGAGCTTTTGCAATTCTAATTAAATCAGAAATGTTTGCCCCTGGGATAGTACCTGCAAATGTACCTGCTGAAAAGTTAGGTGCAGCTGATAATAAACCATTTAAGTCAACACCACCTGCTCCATTTATTAATGAGTTGTCAATAGTTTGCTCAATAGCTTCCATCAATTCAGTGTTGATTTCAGATCTAACGAATGATAAGTCAGCCAACATCTCTTTTGAAACCTTGATGTAAGCAGCAACTTTTTTCACTTCCTCAGAAACCTCCTCATACTTAACCTCTCCATTGAATTTAGCACCTGCCTCATTCACCCACAAAGTTCCCTCACCTGTTGGAGCAACTTGTTTTGTTTGTTGGATGTAAGTAACGAATTTAGATGTAGTTGTTCCTACGTTAGAAATCTCACGAATTCTACGAATAGGACGTGCAATTCTGTTTACTCCTGGCTCTAATACACTCAATGCAACATTACCAGAGTAATCTCCATCGATTGTAGTGTCAGTCTTAACATCTAATGTAATTCTGTTACCTTTCTCGATTGAGTCAGTGATAGCCTTAACATTGTCAGAATAAGTCTTAACCAATGCCTCTTTTAATGTCTTAGCTCCTTTTGCTTTTGGTGCATCAACTGCCTTCTCAGACATAGCCTCGATACGACCTTCCATTTTTGCAATAGCTTTCTCCATTTCAGAGTTCTTAACTTCGATAGACTTGAAGTTGTCAAGCTCGCTTTTCAATTGAGCAACCTCATCCTTAGTTGGGATAGTTGCAAATTTTTCAGAGAACAAACCGTTGATCTTTTCAACAACTTGCTCCGGTGTTAAATTGTTTTCCATTTTGTTTTAAATTAAAAAATTAAAGTTTACTAATTACCTCACTCCAATCAAATGCTTTTTGCTCCGGCTCATACAGTTTAACAGAATGGCTTTCCGGTTCTGTTTGTGCGAGTAAAGTCAATTGACTTGACAGGAAGTTGGCTTTCATTTCGAGTTCAAACAAACGCTCATCTGAGCCCTTACCATTTGCCAGGGCTTTGATTACTATTTGTAAATCATCTGAAATCTTATCTATATATGTTTTTTTAGTTTCGCTTTTCATGATGTCAACCACATTAGTCAACTCATTTGCTCCAAAGGTAACAGCCGAACCCTCCCAAAGTTTAACCTCTTGAAGTAGTGTAAATCCACCCAATGGATTAGAACTGTCCTTTACAAATTTAGTCTTATCAGATACCCGTTGGAATCCTACTGAATGCTCCTTTATGATGCCCTCTTGATAATCTCTCCAGGCATCCTCTCCCATTGTTGAGGTGCCTAATCTACCAACAGCAAAGAGTCCATTGTCATCCTCCTGTAACTTACTGAATACTCCGATTTGTTTCTCCCAGTCATGGTGCCTTAAGAATGCAATTTTACGATTTGATGCAGCCTGTGGTCCTCTCTCCTGAATGGACTTTTTAAAGGCACCCTTTTGGATCACATCATTATCAGAATCAACATTGCCAAACTTTGCTAAATACACAGCAACCTCCCTCTTTGAGGAGTCCATGTCTTTAATCTCAAAGCCGCTTTTTATCTCATATTTACTCATACTCTTTGTGTTATCGGTCCATGCTGTTGAACATATTGCAAACCTTTGGTCATTGTCATACTCACTGTTCATGCTCTCATCACTCATGCAACGTCCAATGAACTGCTCCTCATTCTCTTCTCCTGTTGGCTTAGGTATTGGCATTTTGTATTGGATTAGTTATCATTGAATTTGCTGTAACAGGATCGTATCCATAGTAGTTAACCAATGTATTGATAGCTGTTTGTCTATCCATCTGACCACCACTCACTGCATTATTGAGCGAGATGATACCATCCAAACCTCCGACTGTTCCTTTGAGATTAGTCTGAGCCTGTGCAAGTGCAGCGGCCTGAGCCTCTGTCCTATCTTGTTTTTGTAACTCAATATCAAACTCCTCTGCATATTGTTGTTGAGTGATTACTCCATCTCTAAGCATAACTGACCATGTATCTACTTTGGTTTTCTCTGCCTGGGCTTTTACCTGCTCATCATCTTGAAGTATTGGCAGATGTTGGAAGTTAGCCTGTAAGTAATACTCACCTTGCAATCCCCACTGAGCTATCATTGAATCATACATCTGTTGTGTCTCTGGAATGATTGTATCAGTGTAAGCCATACGAATTGAATCCCTTACATTACTGAATGTAGATCCCTTCTCACTTGAAAATAGGTTGTAATTCAATCCAAATGCATCAATGATTGCCAGCTTATCCTCTGTTAACTCCTCAAATAACATGAGGTCACGTGTTGGATAAGACATAGGCTGCCAATTAACATTGGACTCAGTGATTATTAACTCATCTTTTTGTCTACGATACCAGTCTTTTTGAATCTTTTGTCTCTCCTCTGGAGTCATTGGAATAGCTCCTCCCATGTCATTGCTCTGAGCTGATAAGATACCAATAGCCCCTAAGTTTTCAAGTAATACATTTCGCTTATTATAGCTGGCCATGATGTTTGACAATGGTAATCTAAGTGAGTCAATCCTTGAGATAGGTCGAACTATGTTCATACCATCTGCTGTGGTCAAATAGATTGAATCCTCTAATTGAATTGTCTCTTTGGAACCATCATCATAAGTGAATACAAACGAATCAATGAGGTCATTGATCTCCATTTGCTTTAATTTCTTACCACTTAGATTGATTTTTATCTTGTTGTTTGGTAGTGTTATGATTAAATTACGCTGTCCAAAAGACCTCACAGGGCAGTAAGCAACCACATTTGAATACAAAGCATCCTGTACACTCATTGAATAGACTACATCTGACCATGATTGAACTCCATTAGGCTTAGTAATTAGGTCATTTATCCAGTGATCAGTCACTAAGTTACCATCCTTATCAAATAATGTTGGAACATTAGAGCTCATCATTGTGGCTCTCTTGTTAATAACTGATCTTAACTCTGGTATATCTATGAATAACCTCCACGCATCTCCAGTATCAAGCCAAACAGCCTCTTTTTTACCCCATATCTGCACTGCAGGTGGGAATATTTGACGTGTCAAGTTACGATACCTATCTGTATTTGCGTAATTATCAACGAATGCACTAAGAAAATTGAATGCCATTCAATATTGTTTTGGCAAATGTAAGCATTATTTTAATACAAAAAAGGGGGTTTAAATTATGCCAGTTGTCTGAACATGGATTGAGCGAAGATGGATAAACCTGCCAGGCAATCCGGTGCATCATCATTTTTATTCTTACCTTCCTTACTGAAATGCAATACATTTTGGATAAACAACTCACATTCTGGGGTGCCATTGTTAACGAATGTAATCCTTTGCTGGATCCAAACAGATTGCATGATGATGCGTGTTATCTTATTCACTGAGTTATGGACCGGCAATATCCTGGTGTTGGTAATCTTTTGCAATCCCCTGGCAAACATGGCTCCCATACTATTGGACTCCACCCTGCAATAGGTAACATTCCACTCATTGAGCTTGTTGGCAATCAATGGCATGGTGATGTCAGTGTTTGACTTGTTGAACACGTAATCAACCAAATAGAACTCATTACCTGCCACTGCTAAGATAGCAAATGCAGTGAAGTCTGCCCCGGCATCTGCCACATCACAGTAAGCAATGCACCCCTGGACCTTATCTTTGATGGTGTTGAACTCAGTTAGTGGAATAGTTTTGAGGTCATTAAACAACCTACCTTGAATATCAACAGGTGATTGCATGTATTCAGCCTCCCAAATGGAGGGCTCAGTTCGTTTTTTCTTATCCAGGTACTCATCTGTGGTCATCACTGACTCACAAAATGACTTACCATCTATTAATGCAGGGATGACAATGGACTTATCATACATCCCATCATTCATTTGCCTGCCTATCACATCATTCAAACTCCATCGAGTACCTATGTCAATCCTCTTGCATCCACTCTCAAAGCGGCTGTCATGTGTTGCCTCCTTCCATTGGATGATGCGTTCATTCTGAGTGTCTGACAATGCCTGTTCTAATCCTGTGTAAAGGTCATCTGTGACCGCAATATTATCTGCACCAAACCCTATGATAGTACCTCCAACCCCTGCACCAAAATAACTCACTTGCTTAGCGTGATTTGTGTTCCATCCTTGCAGGTTTGCTTTATCATCTGACAATAAAACGCTTGGAAATATCTGTTTAAACTTATCACTCTTAACTATGTTCCTGACATCATAAGAGAACTTAAGGTAAAGTGTTGCTGTACATGCGTTCCTCATAACTGATCTTGCCGGGTTCCTGCCAATGGTCCATGCACAAAACAATGAACTGACATAGGACTTCCCTGCCCTTGGAGGCATGGATACACTTAATGACTTAATCTTATTATCCTCTATCTCTTGAAATGACTCTGCGACACTGTGAAGAAATAACCTACTTTCAAAGAATGCCTGGTCATAGTAGATACAAAATTCCCAAAACTCCCTACGGCAAAGTTCGAGGCGTAGTATCTGTAATATGGCGTTTTGCTTATCATTCACCTTTGAGGAGTTGTCTGATATCATCGGAGCTTAATCCAGTGAGATCTACATTTGTTTGGGTTTGTTCAATCTGTTGTGTTGGAGCTCCATAGGCACTATCTAATACAGCCTTATAAGCATTGGTATCCTTTTGTTCAATGGCCTTATCAATCTGAGCTTGATGCATCTTTAACTCTTGGTCATTAACATCAAGTAACTCTCTCAAAATAGTACTTCTGTTGCGTGCTCCTTTGGGTCTGCCTGTTGGATTACCGCTTTGACCCTTGTTGAACTCATATTTTTTAATATCTTCTGCACTCATTTTCTGCTGTTTTTGTGCTGTAATTAAATTCAAAGATACTCAATAAATCAAAACATGTTTGCCATGAGGTAATAAAGACCTATCAATGCCAGTGCAACTATCACTCTCATAAGGCTTTCTGTTGCTTTTTTAGGATCATATATCCACTTTTGAATAGTCTCACAGCTCTTCCATGGCATGAATAATAGAACGAACTTATCTGCAAAGTATAACAGTGCGAATACTGGCAGGATCATGAGCCCTAATGTTACCTTAATTTTATGCCTCATTGTGTATATTTTTTACTTGATTGTATAATCTAAATTCCTGCTTCATTCCATTATCCCAAACCACATTGATAACAGTGTCAGTATGATCCACAATGGTGCCCAGTGGCTCATCATTGATGTAGGCTGTTTTGGTCTCAAAGTTGAATGAGTAAACATTCTTAGTCTCTTTTGAGTTCATAATAGTTGTTTATTTCGTTCTTTAATACGTTTATTCTCTTGGCATAGTTCAATGCATCAATAGGATTACAAATATAATCAAATCCAATATCTGTTATCACATCCACCAATTTGAGGGCTGTATCCTGGTCCTTTGCAATCTTAATTATTTCAGATGTATGAATCATTTATTATCTTATTTCTAACTAAAAAATTATGTTTCATTGAGTTACTCATTGACCTTTTGAACATTCTATATTCGTACACTTTCCCATCCTTTGTCTCATGTGTTACCTTGAATAGGTTGATGTTATCGCAAAACCATCGTATCTCATATCTATTGAGCTCCTGACATCTCAGATACCTATCTTTGAAGAGTATAGAATACAGCCGCCCAAATGTTTCATTGCTTACAGTAACAGCAAATGGTTTCTGTTTTCTATGTAGGTCAATGATTAACACTTGACGAAGGTAATTAAAGTTATCAACATGACAAAGGGGAGTTGTTATACTCCCCCTTGTGGCTTACCAGAGCCGAATGTGATCCCCCTTGTGTGCATATTCATTACTTCCCAGGTTTCTGATCTGAACAAGGGGGGTGGTTTTGCCGAACCTCAGTTTTTAATCTTATCAAGTATTGATTGAGGGGTATTATACTCCCATCCATACTTATTGTATATCTGTATTAAGTAGTTCATTTCTTTACTAAGTATTTGAATGCATTATCATAGAACGAACCTCTCACCTCATTGCCATTCATGAACCTGTACAGTGTAGCTGCATTGACGTTCATATCCTCTGCCATGTGAATGATTTTATATCTGTATGACAGTTGATCAGTTAGTTCTCTCCTGAGCCACTCAGAGAATGACTCATCGAGATTAAGATATACTGTCTTAGAACGGTAAGTCATCTGGCTCATCTGCTGGTTGTACACTTGTAGATGCCGGATCAACAAACTCTTTATCATGTGTAACTTTCCACACATCAAGAGTGTTATAGTAGCGACCATTGAACTCCCTACCTCTTAGGTTGAATGATACATCAACAACATGGCTGACCTTTAATGGAGCCACCATGTCCATCTTATCATTGACTGCCTGGAATAAGATATCTTGTGGATACTTAGAGTCAAATGTTGTGATTACAAATTCTCTCACTGAGAATCGGTCTGAGATCACTTTGACCTCATTGATGAGCTTGATAGCTCCTTTGATTGTTAAATCTGACATTGTTTGTATTTTATTTTAAATTGTTAATAACTTTATTGTGTGAACTCTATTGGCTCAATGGTTCTATCAATGATATAATCTGCAACCATGCAAGCATAATCAACAGCAACCTCATAATCTGACATTGTTGCCTGTGATTGAGCATCATAAGAAAATCTGATGTCTCTAAGTCTCTCACTGTTTGTGAGTAGTGCAGCCACTAAGTGAGTGACAATTTGTGTTTTATCCATTGTTTTATATTTTATTTTGTTCAATAAATGTTCTATCAGTAACTGCCTTAGCATATTCATGAGCCATTGCGGCCACAGTTGCATGATTGTTTAAGTACTCCTCCTCTAATCTTTGGGCTCCATTTGAAAGCAATCCATTGAGAGCCATCAATACTGCTTGCTGGTAAAATTCTTTTTTTTCCATGGTTATTTGTTATTTAGTTCGTTTACATACTTAGAATAATACTCATTACAGTAAATGAGTTTCTCCCTTATCAAGTCCTCAATCTCCTCATCACGTTCATATCTGAGCACAGTTACTCTATGATGCATTGGTATGTGATTAACTCTGTGGATTGATAGATTATCCCATTCATTGAGTAACTCATCTGGAGTTGTGTACATAGTGTAAGCTAACTCAAATGCTGGCCTATCATATAGCCACATGTACGCTCTTCCCTGCCACTCATAATCTGAGTTCTCTCCTTCGGATGGTGTTGCCGGGAAGGTATCCAATGACCATGAGCTTTTAATGTCAATGATGAGGTCATCTGTTATGATGTCACAGCATCCAGACATGTACTCATTCTCTACTCTGACAGTGTTCTTAACGTACTTATTTGTAAACCTAACATCATTGAGTAACTTGATGCCCTCATGCTCCCAGTCAGTGCCCTTGATCATTGGCTTAGTCTTTATCTCTGTAGTATATCCAAAGAAGTCCTGCTTTGCAATTTTTCTAATCTCACTCTTTGCAGTCTCAGACAATGGATCTGACTTACTCCTTGAGTTGGTCATTAACTTCCCTAATTGTGATGGTCTCCATTTCATAGTTGTGCCTCCTGTTCTTTGGTTAGGTGAAACTTAGACTTGAGCTCCTCAACTGTGAACTCCTTAGCCTTGATCTTAATTAATGCATTATTGAAACGCTCAGTTGATAATGTCTCTTTAACTATCTCTTTAACAGGCTCTTCCTTAGATGCTTTCTCACCATCATCATCAACAGCCTGTAATGATAGAGCTGACTGTAATGTGTATCTACGATAGTAAGTTATTGCAGATCCCATGTTTTGAGGATTAACTCCTTGAGGTAAGTCCATACATGAGTCAAGCATAGCACCTGAGTCAATGTCAATGATCTGAGTGCAGACACTGTTACCATGTATTGGTTGGATAAGTAGTAATCCATTCTCAAGTAATACAGGCTCAACTGTGCTAAGAATAGCATTAAGATCTGCGTACTTTGAATGATGACTGGTTGCATTTTTAGTTACCTTACCAATGGCTAACTTTGCCCTGTGTAACTTTTGATGTAGAGTTAGGACTCCCCCTAACTCATTCAGCTCCTTAATTTTTTCGGTAGCTGTTTTGATTTCTTTTTGCATAACTTGTTTTTTACTTTCAGCAAAGATAATAAAACTTTGCAGATTTACAAATTAAAGTTATTAACATACTATTGTTAATTCCTCCCCAGTGAGTGAAAAGTATAAGTTTTGGAGCTGGTGAACGTATTTAATTTCAATCTCACATGCATTGAATGTATTGTATTTAAATCCATAACCTCTATTGATTAGCTCCATTGTATTACATTTCTCTCCAAATCTATATAGACTACCATCACCACTGCCAGCCCAAACTAATTTAAACCCAAAGTATTTCAATAATTCTGCAGTCAATGGTATCCCTTCAAATGAACTCAACAACCTCCATGCCTTAGATGAGTATATATATTCACTTTCAATACCATCAACCAACCATGATATTTTGTGGCCTATTCCTTTGACATAGTTACCAACTCTTAGATCATTCGATTTCAAACTCATATCTTATTTTATTATTTGTTTTCCTAATTCTGCGTTTCTTAGCCTTGATGTAAACATCATATCTGACTAATGGGGATGGCTTGTGTTTCATAATCCTAATACAAATTTCTCATACCAAGTAACAAAATCATCAAAATTTCTAACAATAATATAAACACCTCCAGCATTTTCAATCGCTTTTTGATACTGTTTCTGTGCTTCACTTTGTTTGTCCTTTTGCTTAATCTCAATCTTAACTGACCTGCCTCTGATAGTAGCAGATATATCTGCTGTTCCTTTGGTTGACTGTCCAGGTGTCCACTTCCCTGGCAGCTGCTTTGTGTGAGCCATCATACCTGAGCCAACTTGTATCTTAGCTCCTTCCCTGTACTGACCTTGAGATGAGATTCTCTCAGCTTGACCTCCCATGAACTGTATCCATGCAATGACACATTTTGTCAAGGCATTGGCATTGTTATCATTCCATTCTGTTTTAGGGATGTATGCCTCTGGCATGTTTGGATATTTCAGTTTCAAACTCTCCATCATGAGAGCATTGAGTTTTGATTTGTTTATTTTTTTCATGATATATGATATAATATGTGATTTACTTTATCTACTCCTTTTGGTTGATGTCCAAACCATTCTGGCTGGCAGTCCTTAATAATCTTGAATACCTCCTGCTCCAAATTTCTAAGTCTATTAATTTCCTCCTGGTATCCTTTAATGATATCAATATAGGATTTGTTGAGTCCTGCCTGTGTGTCAGTTTCAATTCGTAATTTCTCTTGATATTCTCTAATTGACTGCTCAAGGATTGAAATTTTAGATTCCCAGGATGGTTGTTGTATTGATTTTTGATAGACTCCAATTGTGTACTCAAGTTGTTTGATTTGTTCTCTAAGTTCTGGAGCTCTATTTGATTCTTTAACCTCATTTGATTCAATTGCTCCTCGCTTATCTGCCTCAAGTTCTTCAATTCTATCTCTAAGTTCTGTAAGTTTATTTGACTTAACTCTCTCAATTGCTGTATATTCAATAGCTTTTTTTCGTGATATGTTCTCTCTCTCTCCTCTCTCTCTTGAAATTTTATCTCTAAGTTCTGCAAGTTTTCCTTCTCCATCTTGTATTCTTCGTGCAAGTTCACTAATTTCTGTAACTCCGATGATATTATCTCTTTGACTGATTTGATTTCCTTTATCATCTATGTAAATTTTAAATGTTAATATCTGATTTTGTTTTATAAATTCCAATTTTCTATCACTTACCTCACTTGTTTTGATTATCTCAATGACACATTGGGTTCCACATGGGAGCTCTGCCATGACATCTGCTCTGAATTTACTGTCAATGATTCGTATCTCTTCCCTTGGATTGACTAAAAATACCTTATAATTTTTTATATTTATATACTGTTTTTCAAGTATTGTAAATTTAAACTGCTTATGTTCAAATGATTCAGAGTCTTTATCATGTGAATAGGTGTAATCAACTCCATTAATATTGATTTTTTGATTGGATAATGTCCTCCAGTGGTCAACTTGCTTAGGTAAATTGCAAAGTAAATTCAATTCAATCTGCAGTCCAGGATCTAAATACCATTTTCTTTGACTAAATGTTATTGCCACCTCAATTGAAACCATACTGCCATGCTCATCATAAGCATAAGGATATTTATTTGTTCTATTAGAATGGAAGGTCCTCATCTTTTTTAGTGTTTAAGATGTCAGATTTTATCTCATAGTATCTTTGACCATTGCTTGATACATTATCAATCTCAATTTTCTTAAATTCAAAATAAGCTCTTATCCATGAGTTGAAATTTCTATTAGTCAGCCACTTTTTAAAGTCCTCATATTCACTTACAAATGTTTCAAACCATTGCTTATAGTTTATCTGTTGTCCAGGAGTGAACTTTTTATCATCCATCCAATCAATGAACTCCTTAGATGTTTGGTTAATTAGCTTTCTAATCTTTAAGTTTTTATGTTCATAGGCCACCAATCCATGCTCAAGATAGTATTGAATGCAGTTAATCATAAAATGGTCAAATCGGGCCCACTCATCTGTATCCCAATCATCAAACAACATACAGTTGAACTCATCAAGTGGTGATCTATGAGCTCCAAAGTAGCTTGATAGTTCCACTTCAAACATTCTGCGAGTGAATGATCCACCCTCTGCCCGGATTGTGTAGTTAGTTGAAATCAATACCTTTGGTGAGTCCTTAACTGGGAGCTTGACAGCATCCTTACCTTTGTACTCAATGGTAATTCCCTCTGTAATTATGCTAAAAAGTTTCTCAAAATCAAAATTTTTCTTAACATCATCAAATGCCAGGACTTGACAATCAGTTGAAACAGTCTGATAAGGGAATGATTTGTTAAAATCAAAGGTCTTACCATCAATAGTAGATACTTTTTTCATTTGACTAATGGCATTTGTCAGTAATCCTTTACCACTACCCCCATTTGGATTGTCAGAAATAACCTCATCATTCAAGATAATTGCCTTGTTGTTTGCATTAGTTTTATAAGAGTGCAACATGTATCCGATAACTGACTTCATGCTGTTGTATCTCTCCACCTCTTGACCTGAGATTAACCATAGGAATGTTCTGAACATGCTCTCATGATGGTCCTCTGTAATGAAATCTCTTTTAATAACTTGATCCTTCCAAATATAGAAATCAAGCTCATCATAATCATATATCTCATACTTATCTTGATAGACTTTAACAGCATTATTCTGATAATATATCATAGCAAAATCCTTCTCATCCTTTAAAAAGTCAACATGAGCAGTATCAATCATTGATAGATAAGGTGTTGTGAATAGCTTTGTTCTATTTGCACAAAGGTTAAACACATCAATCTCATTGGCTGCCTCAAGGTTTCTAATCACATGATCTTTTATCTTATATTCGTTCACCTCCTCAAGGAAATTTTCTGCCTTTGATATGAATACAAATGTCTTATCATTTCCAACTGGATAATATTTATAATAGTTCAATGACTGCAGATACAATTTCATTTTGAATGAGTTGATTTGCAATTTACCATCTGAGCTGTACTCCCAAAACTCATTGATTTTGGTAGTTTCTCTTATGATGTTAATCTCATTATTAAGTTTTTCAATGTCAATGTCAGAGAATTGCTGTTGTATATCCTTCTCTTTTTTGCCACTCATGACCATGGCCATTAGTTTCTTTTTTCGTGGCTTATCCTCAAAGAATTTACTACTAAATTGTGCAGTATGTTTGTAAGCAGAGTTAACAATGTTTGTTATTTCAGCAACAGGAAAGCCAGCCTCTGCATATCTTGAGCAATATACCATGGCAGTTTGTTTGTTCACTCCAAAGTCATTGAATGCAGCTGCTAATTTAAACACTGAGTTATTTCTGTTGGTCCTATCATAGTGTTTTTGGAACCATATCACTAACTTATTAGCAATAACATCTTGATCATTGATTGGTATATTAGTCACATCACCTATCTCAATTGGCTCTATGTCTATTATCTGAATAGTTGGAGTATAAACCTCTGCCTCTAAGTTAACATATATCAATGGATCATAAGATTCAAAACAAGCCCTGGACACATCACTTCCAGATGGATCTAAGTTTGGATATTTTTCCTTGATGGACTTGAATATATTTTTGAACTCATTATCATTGGCAACAGGTGGTATTCTATAAAGTACCTTCACTCCATTACGAGGTGATATCCATGCAGAGAACACATGTATATCTGACTTAATATTCTTTTTTAACTCCTTTGCCTCATCAAGTGAGCTCAGATCATCAAAATCCAATACCATTAAACCGGATGATTTCTTTAATCCACTCTTTGACCTGGTATTGAACTGACCATTAAAGCAAACAACTGGGAGTTGGACCTTTAAAAACTTTTGCTCATCCTCATCCTCGGTGTTCCTAATCTTTTCAACCAATTCCTTTGATGCTCCATCCTTGATACGATCTAAGAAATGACCAACATCTTTATTTAGTTTTGGTGCAGTGTCCCTTACTTGTTTAAAAAATGATACCTTCATAATAGTGATAAAAAAACCCCTTAACTCCTTTGGGCTCTCACATCCAAATTCATTAAGAGGTTTAATAACGTCTTTTAGTTCTATTTCGTGAGAGCGAACCGTTCACAAATATAACTATTATTTTAATATGTACTCCAAATGTTCTAAAATATTTTTATTTGTACTGAGTTTGTACTGATTAAATTATTTATTATCAATTACTTAACTGTAAATAGCACAAAAAAACAAAAAAATTCAGCTCAAAAAAACCTACAAAAAAAAATGATTGATTAAAAAAGTATATATAATAATAAAAAAAAAATATAGTAAAATATATACTATATATATAGGGGTTTCAATTGTACTTTTGTTCTGATGCTAACTGTCTGATTTTCAATGATAGTTAAAAATTGATAGCACAAAAAAAATCCCCTAAGCTCGTTTGCAAAGGGGATTTCGAGAGTAATAATTTAAAAAATCAAGTATGCAACTCCAAAGTTAAATCTTTGTAGAGATTATTCTTAATTCTAAATTTAATTTTTCTCAATTGTTTCAAACAAAAACAGTTCATAATATCATCAACCAGGTCATGATCTTCATTATAATTCTCAAATATCAACATGAGCTCCTCAATATATTCCAGGTATATTTTATCTTTGATTGAGATTAGATCATGATGAGTCTTAAGTCCATGTATCACACTTGCATGGTCTCTGTTGAACATGGCTGCTATTTCATAGAGTGTCAATCCTTCCTCTCTAAGTAGGTTGTACAGATAGAAACGTTTGTAAGTGTAGTGTCTATATCTATGCCTTGCTTTGAGGTCATTATCCTCAATGTATTGTATTATGTCAGTCATTTTTATGTTTTTTAATCAGTCCTATTATAATCATAATTATCCCTGTGCTAAATAATAGCAGTGCCATTTTTGCCTCCTCAGCCATTTGTTACCTCCTCTACTTTGTAACCATTATCAATATACCATTGCACAGTGTCACGCTCTTCATTAGGATGTTTTGGATCATACAACCTGCCACATGGATCAGTGACTGCATTCCACCAATAACCTCCATCCTCTTCCATGGTATCCTCAAACCAAACTCTATAATGTTTTGGCGTGTGAGATTGTAGGTAGGTTTCATGATAGTATAAATCACCATGGAGAAAATCTTTGCCACAATCTTTTTCGGCTGTTTCATAAGCATTAATTATCTGCTCCTTCTCCATCTTCAAAGCATCTGCATGAGCTTTAATAAAATCATTTGTTGAACTTGATTTGATTGCCCTGGCTCTCATTAATGCCAGTGCAAACTCTTGAACTGCTGTACTCATATTAACTAAATTTAATTGTGTAATAAATAGCTTTGCAAGCTAAGATTAATCTTGTGGGGTTTTTTACTGTCATGCTATTTGTTTTTGTTGGTCAATATCTTTGAATAGTTCTGTCTCGGTTCCTGCCTTGCCCATTGCTTTAAGGAAGTCAACCTCGACCTTTGCAGATTGGATGATTACACTTCCAATCTGTGCAATTGCCTCTGCTTTGTTTATCTCTAAATTAAGTTGCTCAGGAGTGAGCTCATCATTATCTAATCTCTCAAGAGATGCGAATAGGTGATCACGTAGATCATTGATTTTGTTTCGTGCCATTGATTTTCTTTTTTAGTTTACTTTTTAATTTAATTACTTCCTGGAGCTCTGCAGGAAATCTTTGTATTGTGTTGAGCTCCATGTTCCCGGATTGGTGGAACATCTCAAGGTTGTTAATATCCCAATTCATTGTGTTACCATCTTTGAATCTTACTACATGACCTGGAGGGATTGGTCCATTGTGTTGTTCCCATACTACTCGATGCATCAACCTCCAATCTTTATCTTTGATTTTGATGTAAGCATAAGTCCTCCCGGCTTTATCTGTTCTGAAATGGATGGTGCCAACAGGTTGAGTGTTGTGAGGCTTATCACCTTTTTTGAACATGGTAGGCTTGACTCTATTATAAACATCTGAGCTCATTGGAACTCCTTTGTTATGAGGCTCATGTCCTTTTGGATATCTGAATGGCTTACCACCTTCAATTAGATTGTGTCTGCCAGATGTTTCAGATGCCAGATATTCTTTTGACTTATGCAATCCCATTCTATATGCTTTGTTGGCCACAGTGCAGTACTTAAGTCCAAGCTCATTAGCAAGGTCAATGGTTCTCATGTGAGGGAATTTTTCTCTTATGATATCATCTAAGTTCATACTCTCTCAATTTTCATTTTAAATCAGTTGAGTCGTTAAAAAATAAACTTATATGTCTACCATTACTCATGTGTTCAACAACAACCTCAAGAAAATTTTTAAGATTATCATAATCTTTAAATGATAATTGTTTCTCTGTCTGAGTTGTGAATGTTTGTTCAAAATAATGAACTCCAGTTCTTTGGTCAAAATGTTCTTCTTGTATTTTCATACCCTTTCAATTTTAATGATTAGTTTCTCCCAAAGGTTGCTCATTCTGCGAGCCTCCCATTCTGAGTCTGCTTGCACAGTCTTTTTTAATATCCTCCAAGCTCCTCCCATGTATCCTCGATAGTGTATTATCCACATAATTCAATGCTTTTAAATAATTAATGTATCTATCCATGTCAAAGTGATCCCATCCATTGACATATGCCAGTGTAATTTTAGGCTCTCTCATGCTATCCAATTAAACCGATGTACATAAATACACCTGTGAATAATAATAATGCAGCAGAAACGATTAAAATGTCTCTCACAGCCTTTTGCTCCTCATTCATGATTAATAAGTTTTAAGGTTAGCTAAATAAGTTTCTAATCTTGCAAGTCCACGAGCTTGTGTGTGAAGTTGGTTTCTGTACTTTGCCTCAAGTCTATCAAGCATTCCTTTGTTGCATGACTTAACAGCATCGGATGTCAATCTAATTCGAGTCAACATCCCATCAATCATCCACTCTACATCCTCAACACGCTCAGTTAATAGTTCATAGTCAAGATATTTGCCTTCACCTCTACACTCATCACAAGTGTCAGACTCGCTGTGAGATGGATGCTCATAAGAGCTGCTAATTGATACTGTGCCTGTGCCCCAGCACTTGTCACATTCTTTTAAAAATTCTGCTTTCATATTTGATTTGTTAATTATTACTTACTTAATGTGCGTTGTTAAGTCGCACCCCTTGATTTTTTAATTATTATCTATTATATATTTTCCTGCATAAATAGCATCTGCCTGTGTTCTAAATAGGTCATCTCCTCCTTTGTCATTGATTAAACATACCCAATAGGATTTGTTTTCCCATTCCATTCTAACCTTAACCACTTCGATTATTTGGTTTTTATATTTTACTGTTTTCATACTTGATTTGTTAATTATTATAGGACAAAGTTAATAACTATTTTCATATATGCAAATAATTGAACAAAATAAATATTAACATTTGATTGTTAATAAGTGTCGATGTCAATAAAATGATATAAAAAAACCTGCTAAGTGTGGGCGACCGGGAATCCCCAATCCTTTAACCATAGCAGGTGTATTACAATGATCCGGTAACTGTTCTAATGGTAAGTATCCAGATACTATTTTCCTACCTTGAAACGTCTTAGAATGAACTTAACTACTCTCTTTGCAATGACTTTCCAAAGACCGCCTTTAGAGTCAACTTTCACCTCCACTCCGTCAGCGGTTTTGGAAATTTCAATATCTATATTTTTACCATCATATTTGAACTCCCTGTTAAGCTCATCCTTTAATAAGTGAATGTCAACATTTTTTGTATCAATATCCAGCTTGATGTTGGTTCCATCCTTTTCAAGGTTGATGTCTACATTATCAGTGTCAATTTTGACTGTTTTTTTCTTTGCCATAATTAATTATTTACTCCATCTTGCTTTAACGTTCCTGTGGTCATAATGCACCCACGTGCTGTATGTTCCCAGTCCTCCCTCTTCCATCTTACCAGCTGCAATAAGTTTCTCAATGACAGCGGCCACCTCTTTTGGAGTCATGCCAGCGATCTTAAAGTCAGCTGCCTCACCTGTGATATGACGTGATGACTTAACTCCACCAACTTTTGCATTATGTTCTGGTGATCTGTAACCACTTGTGATCTTAATTGGTTTATTTACCTCATCTCTTAGGACCTGCAGATTATTAGCCAGTGCCTGGATGTTACGTAATACAGTTTCATTCAAAGCAAATCCATGCTTATTGAACTCTGATAAGTTGAAATTCTTTGTAAGTTGCATAAAATTATTTTTTTGCTAATATACGCTTTTTAGTATCAATGACAGCAACAGTATCTGATTTTATGATCGGAGCTTGTGGCTGTTTCTCCTCAATAGGTTTGCGATTGTAATACTCATTCTTATCTAAGCAATTGTATAAACGTTCTTTAACGTCTTGCACCTCAAAATGGGTGTACGTCAACCATAATGCAAGCACTCCGACTGCTCCCTGCTTTTTAATTATTTCTATGAATTGAGTGATAGGTAACATTTTCATTTAACTTCATACTTTGGTAGTTCGACATTGTTTACCCAATCAATGATGTCCTGATCATTCCAATCACTTTGATATGTGTAACCATCAAAGCTAACTCCAAAGTTTGTTGAAGGAGTTTGAAGGATAACATTTGCTGTACAAACTTTGTCAATGATATTATCAATAACTGTTGTAACTGTAACCTTTGGGTTAACTATTTCAACGTTGAATTGCGGGAATTTATAAGTTGCCATTTTTTTTTATATTAAGATAAAGTTGTTCCTGTTACTGTAAACGTTCTATTAAATAATGCTTTTATGCCTGCAGTTTTACCTGTTGTGAAAATATGTAAGGTAGTTGAATTTACAACATAATATGCGTTTACTGACCCATCTGTAGTTGTACTACTCCAAAAGTCACCAATCAAAGTAAAAGGTGCATAATTCAATTTATTTGCTGGCGTGTTTGCCCAATTAAATAAGCTAAAATATTCAGCAATATTTGCTAACTTCCAACCCGTAGTGAAAGATCCATTTGTAAAAGTCAAAGCATTGTCAATAGCTTGGTTCCATGTGTAAGTTCCAACGGTAGGCATGGCTAATCTATGCCACCCTAAAACCGTAGTACCATTATACGTACTCCAGTCAAGTACAATATTATTGGCATATGCTGTGCCTCCCAATGTATCAGTAAATCTATTCGTGTTACCAAATGGATTATTACTTGCTAAGACTGTGAATGATGTTGCTCTCCCTGCTTCAATGTCACCATCATCACCTGTTCTGTATGATGTTGTTTGACCTGTTTTCATTAAGGTTGCACCAACAGGAGCAGGGGTGGACGAACCACCACCACCTATCTTGAAGTTCAATGCACTTATCATAGTACTAATATAGCAGATCCACTTGTTAACTTAACTGTATCAAAGATGTTTTGATTAGCAGGTGTTATGATAGTACCTGCTTTCAATGCAATTGCTGAATTGCCAATGTAGGCAGTCTTTTGCTCTGCTACATCCCCAACATGTTTAAGTGAGTTAATAATTGTATCCTCTAATAATACAACAGCTTTTACATTACCTGAATAAGTTGTTGTAGTGTTCAAAATAAATGTTCCATTAGCAGCGGAAAGTACTGCATCACTACCATTTTTAGAGCTTAATTCGTATACTGATGGACTTGGCATAATCTTATTTTTTTGTCAAAGATAATACTTAAATTTTTTAGTTTTTAGTAGTAGGTTCTTTTGTTCTTAAATTTATCTGCAACCACACATTTTAAAGATGCTTTACGTGCAAAGTCGTAGTATGTTAACTCTGGACTTTGACTCACAATTACAGGCAAATCATTAATGCAATAGTCATGGTTGTGAGCATTGTAATCTGAAATGTAAAGATTATTCTCACTTAATAAATATAAATCAACAAGTGGTTGTGTTACACATTTCAAAGATGGATCAACAAGTATTTCATATTCATTCAAATTCTCTCTTATCACTCTCCTCATCTCTCGATTATTGTAGATGATATTATCTATCTCAGTGTTTGGTTGCCTGTTGCCAATGAATCCATTGAATCTGTAAGTACTTTCAACACCACTACCAGAGAAATCAATTTGTTGTATCTCATGGTATCCATCAAAGTTTGCCCTCAATCTGGCTGTTGCAATTGCGTTCTGTATTGTGAATGGCAATAGTCTATATTTGCCCCATGAGAATATAGCTTGAATGCCTGAGATATCATAATCAACCTTTAACTCATAGCATCCAATTCCATCTGATACCAGAACATCATTCCAATCTATTGTAGTGTAGTAAGCATTTGGCTCATTAGGGAAGGCAACCGCTGTTGGAGTGTAAGTTGTTAACACACCATCTTTATAAAGCTCAAATGTAACAGTATCTGCAGGATCACTGAGTTTCATCCAGGCACTTGTTTTATCTGTCTCCCATGAGTTTGATGTGGACTTAGCCAGGACCAACTCCTCACAGCAACACTCCTCAAATCCTCTATCCTGTGGAGGACAAACACCCGGTATCTTAATTGACTTGTAATCAAAGAACATTCTATCCTCATTCTTAGCACATTCGCACTCTGTTGTCTCAGTTGTAACAGCAAATGAAAGCCATTGAGTAGTATTACCTAATGGACATGGATCACTTGTTTTTAAGCTGTCAACATAAGTGCCACCCCCAATAAGATCTGTAATATACCACGTATCAGACCCATCAAACCAGACATAATAAGTTGATCCAAAGTAAGTGAACTCAAATACATTGAATCCATTATACGTGCCGGATGCATCAACCTCAAAATTAAGTGTTGGATAAGTCCCAGATTGAAACGAAATATTAATACAATCACACATAGCAACCTTTTATTTTAGATGTAAATTTAACTCCATTAGATAAGTTAACATTGTTTGGATTAAAGTAACAAGTTATAACAGCTAAGTTTGGAGCAGAGAATGTTAACGTGGCATAAAGGCCTGTAATGGGAGTCAATGGATTAGCCAGGTTATTATCATAGGCAACAGTTGTTGAACATATCCATCGAGGTGCAGCCTCTGTTGGTTCTACTGTAATCATCCCCCACACTGTTGGTTGATCCCAAACTCCAGATGTAAGTAAGTGAGTGGCCACAACATAATGAAGTTCACCTTCCACAACCACACCTACATTCTGAGCAGTACTTACCACTTGAAGCGTCATTGTTTGGTTTATATTAGCGTCTGAATCATAGTCTTTAATTACAATATTCTCGCTGTAAATATAGTCAAGTCCATTAATGTCTGCTGTTATTCTTAGTTGCAAATCCCAATCTGGCTCAGTTCCATAAGGCAACCAATCTCGAGTCTGCCTATTTGGATAAAATATAGGTGCCGCATTAGGTTGGTTGATCCAATATTCCCAACTGTAAAAGAATGGTAAATAAACCCTCATACCATAATGAGTAACAGTGTCAATGAACGCATCCCTCTCAAGTTGAGCAGTAAGTTTCTCAGAGGTTGTTGGAAGAGTTGTAATGACACTTTGAGATTGATTGATAGGATAGTAACCTCCGACCTTTGGAACGCTCGCAAAATCAAAGAATGAACTATTCAATAAAAACTCTTCATTAGTAACTGAGTTAACCGCCCAAATCTCTGCCTTAGTATATCTCATATCTGCATTGATAGGAACTAAAAATTTACCTATGAATGCAATGTCATCCTCGATATTACCCTCAAATCCTAACTTAGTCACATTATCATTTGCATAGTTTTGTGAGTGATCAACAAATCTATGAACAACCATATCCAAAACTCCGGGAGTAGGTGGTTGCTCACTTAGTTGGTCCTCAAATAATAACAGGTTTACTGTTCCATATTTAGCCCAAACATAGAATAAGCGATCACCAATACTACGTGCATCCATGAAAGTTATAAATGCAGCATTTGGAGTAAACTCCCAATCCCAGGTTGTGATAGTTCCAACAGTTACCGGATTGCTAAATTCAAGAGTATATCCTGCACCGCTTGGATTGAGTGGTGATGTCAATAAGATTGGAGCTGCACTTGTTTGGGTTTCAGCAAACATGCTTAACTCACTCTGATCAACCGTTTGATTTTTAAAATATGAATCATCTACAGGAATATATCCTGCACCAAATCCAAAGGATGCACTCGCAGAATCAATTGAGATGGTGCCAGTCTGCACTGTGTTAAACTCAAGAGATGTAATTCCAGTTACAAGTGAGGCATTAGCCACACCACTGTTGAATGGCTCATCATACCAACCTGTATCTGCATTGTCGCATATTACATAAGTTAGATTATTATTTGGATTGCCATAAGTACGCTGCCAAACTGTGCCAAAATAAGGCTTTAAACACCCTCCAAAATCAAATGAGGATGGCAACATGGCACCGCCTTGAATGAACTCCACCTCTAAATCATAAGTCCTGGTCTTATTTGGATAAGTTGTTTGGTCAGTAATGGTTGCACTCACAGCATATTGCCCTGACATGATGCCAACTTGAGTACCTGTTACTACTTGACCATTGATTGTGCCTGTAAGATTGAATAATAATTTATTTACTGATCCATCTATTAAGCTATTTGGAGTAATTGTTCCTGTTTGTGGTACAAAATTTAAGTTAAGTTCTAATCCATTACGCTTTGAGCCGCCTTTTTGTTTTGCTATGATGTAAACATATTGAGTTCCAGTCTTCCAATTCAAGGATGCATCAACTACCATTGTGTTGGCAGTCACACTTACTATGTCTACAGTGTTTGTATGATGGATATTACCATTAGTAGTGTAAATTAGAACCTCAATCTCATCACCTACCTGGAATCCCTCTGTTAAAAAGTTAGCTCCAGACAAATTTATCTGGTCTTGACCTGCAAAGTATGTTAACAATACAGCTGCACTCTCTACAATAGCAATATTTTCAGTGATTGTACATGTAAATGTCTGCTTATCACCTGCATTCGCTTGGTAAAAATTCTTATTGACAGAGAATATATCTTCAAAATCAATACTACTTATTAAAATTGGCATATTTGTTCATTAAGTTATTAATTTCTGACATATCCTTTGACCTTTGAGCCGTATCCAAATCCTTTAATAGTTGGTGAGCTTGTTCCGGATTATCTTTTTCAACCTCTTTTATAGCTGAATGTGCCATTGATAGCACTATATTTAGTGAATCTG